AGTAAAAGTACCTAATACCGTATACACCCCGGGTGGCGCAGCAGCATTTAAGAAAGCTAATGCTTGGATTGACGGAGATATTGCAGATCCAGAACCAGGTGATATCGCCTATTTTGATTTTCCATCAGATGGCGTAGACCGCATCAGCCATGTAGGCATTGTTGTAAAAGACAATGGCGATGGCACAGTTTGGTGTATTGAAGGAAATACCAGCCCAGATGAAAAGGGCTCACAGCGTAACGGTGGACAGGTTTCTAAGAAGCTCCGTGCTTATAAGAAGAACCCTAAGAAGGTAATGATTTCTATCGTTGGCTTTGGTCGTCCTAAGTTCAAAGATGCAGGAGCTGCATCTGCAGCACCAGCAAAGTGTGCTTGCTGCGGTAAGTAATAGTTAAATAAAAAACCCCCGGCTAATAACCGGGGGTTTTTTCTATCCACCAAGAACTACTAGTTCTCGACGAGGATCAATATCTTTACCTATAAGCAAAGAAACAATTCCTGGAGCACTATCTAAACCAGATTTATCTCTAAACCAAGCTGACCCATTATCCATAGATGGGTTTTGAATAAATAATCTTGGGCCTACATTTTGTGCACGATAATGATGGTAATGACCAACGTTAAGAATATCTGCGTCAGCTACTGAACAACGTCCCATTACCTGACCCTGCCACCACTTAACCATATCTCGTGCTTGATGACCGTGAGCCAGGCCATACATAACCCCGCTTAAGTTTACGGTTAACGTGCTGTCATCTGCTGCAGGATACCTAAACTCTACACGTTCACGTAAGAAATCATTTTCTTTACAAATATCTTCTACCTGCGCTACAACATCAATCTGCCAAGAATCTTCTGGACGACCTACTAAAAATCGCTGTACTTCATCATGGTTTCCAGGAACTACTGGAACAATAATCTTTGCAAATGGAGCAAGAGCTTTAATCTGCGCTAAAAGCATTCTACGTCCTACACGAACCTGCTCTGATACACCAATATCATGACGCCCCATTACTTTACCTTTTTGACTAGTCATACCCTCAATACAATCACCAAGTTGTGGCAAAGCAATTTGTCCAATTGCATTTGGATACTTTGCCACCAAGTATTCGTGATGCGCTACAGACTCGTCAATAGATTTAAGAACCCTATCAATAATCGCAGGGGTATCATCTTTACCGTACTGTGTATCACCTACGCTATACACAGCGGTTAGATCTCCAGTAAAACTACGTTCGTATGCTTGTGGAGACCAATCAGAAATCTTTGTTAATAATCCTTCTAAATCATAATCTGGTTTTGTTTGAGTTTCAGCGGGTACAACATTAACTCTGAAAGACTCTAACCAATCACCATTAAAAGTTTGCCAACGAGATCTACGATGAGATACAACAGTCCATTCAGCTGGATCTAGTTTTGCTTCAATTAAAATTTCTTCTGCGCCAGGAGTATTGCCATCTGGACGTGGTGTGGAAACAATAAAGCCACCATCAGTTCCAATTTCGGAACGAGGTCTCCAAGCTTCTGGAATGTTCTTATTGGCTTTATCTGAACCTTGATTACCTGCTTGTATGATTGAATCATAATCATCTGCTAAAGACATACACAATCTCCTCTACGGTGGTCACGAACAGCGGTTTTACCGAACGTGCCCCCAGCACGACGGAGCAGTAAAAATAAATCTTTTGTGCTTAAGTCATCATCTTCCATAGCAAATTCAAATGCTTTTTTATCTTCGTCTGAAAGAGTGGCGGCCCATTGGCCTACGATGCAATTCTTTATACTTCCCAATGACTTTGCTTCTGCGTACAAATCTTGTAGCGACACTAGTGCCTCCTTTTATGCTCCAATTGCAGTACTAGGCCCTAGAGGAAACCTCTAAGACCTAGTAACTAGCATACACGAAATTAGTAAGAAGCGCCTGCTCCGGAATCGAAGTTAGTACGATCACGCTTTACAGCAGTCTTGATAATCTTTCCGTTAGCCTGTGTTTGACCGGCTGAAGGATCGGTTAGCTTTGTGTAACGAGCCTTGATTGAATACGCAGCTCCGTTACGATCTTGAGCAGGTAGTGAAGCTTGAACGTTTGAACGTGGAGCACCTTTCGATCCGTATGGATCTCCAGCCTGTGCGCCTTTCTTAGGTACAAGTGTTCCTGCTTTTGGTGATGCAGAAGGAGAGCTAAAGCCAAGTCCCTCTTTCATCATAGGTTGACGGCCTTGCTTTGCCATACCTGCAAGCGCCTCGTCAGGGCTTGGGATTGAGCTTTTTGCCATGGGGTTCCTAACTGTTTAGAGATCTCTTAAAATAAAGAATATATCAACTTACATTGATAGTAAAGACTATCGCTGAAATTTGTCCGTCCCGTGAGTCCACGGTAGTAAATCCTGGTCGGCAGCTAAGGTCTAAACCTCTAGGGGCAACGTAGCCTCTAGCGATAGCAATGGCCTTAACAGCCTGGTTTACAGCGGATGCCCCTACTGCACGCAGTTTAACCTGCGGACGCTCATAAAGCGCATGAGCAATAGCTGAGCCCACTGATTGAGCATTAGATCCTGCGCTTACACGTAGGAACTGCTCCTCTGTTGTATCTTTTTCAATCACGAGTTTGTAGTCCTTTGGATTCGATTATTAGTCGCCCACCCAAGGAAAAAGGTACGTTATTTACGGAGTTAAGTCAGGGTATCCAGCTTCTTTTAATAGCCTAATTAGATCGTCTAAACGTAAAACTGCTGGCCAATCACCGATAGTTGCAGGTCCTTGTCCATTAAGGCGAAGAACAGCTATAGGGAGAGTAACCCCATCGCTACGTTCTTTTAGCTGCTTTATAGCTGCACTGGGATTAAAGTCTTTTCTAGCCTTTACTTCCCAATCAATGCCTATAGTTCCCGTGACATCGGTACCTGATCTCCCGGCCCCAGTAGATTTTGCATAGGGCCACCCCTCTGCAACAAGCTTCTCTGCCAAGATATCTTGAGATTTATAGCCACGATGTTTTCTACCTTGTGAAGGCATCTTGCATCCTAACTTGAACTAAGAACTTAAGATCATCAATAGAACCGTTGTTAAGAAAGATTTGATCTACCTTGTACCCATCCATTTGCGTCTCAGATACGTGAGCGTTTACTGCTTTAACACCGGGACGCTTTACACGCCACAACTGTCCGCCTAGCTTAGATATGTGCTTAGCCTCGTTCTCAAAACGAACATCAGTAATAACTACACGATCTCCTGGAGAAACGTTACGTAAAGCAACCTTTACCCAAATATCTTCGTCAATTAACTTACGAGCTGCTACGCCTAAATCTTGAAGCAGCCTACGTACTTGTGGTTCTTGTTTTGCATTGTCCCATCCAACTAAATTTACTAAGTCTTTTAAATAACCTGTTGGACTGCAGGCAACCATAGGATTAACCTCATAAATAAATTCACGTATCGCATCAGCAAAAGCTACACGTCGATATCCGTAACGCTCTACAAGAATACTTGCAAGCGTATCTTTACCGGACTGTGCGTAGCCTGTAAGGCCAATGACGTCATAAGACTTTTTAATACCAAGCTCTTCATCTGTAAATAAAGACATTTGTTCCCAGGTCATGGTGTCAACCAACTGCTTCTGCCGGTTGCTTTATTAATATTTACACGGCGGGTAATCTCACGATTGATAAGAGAAATATCTTTTGATAGACGTTCAGAGATAATATGAATAAGACCGTGATAGTTGGATAGTTCCTGCAAAGCGTTAACCTTTTCACGATAGTCCGGATCAACTTCAATCTCAGCGTCAATCATAGCAATAGCTGTGCCATTCTTTTTTAACGCTAAGCGTTTCTGAGCCTTAACAAAAGAAAGATTCTTATCAGCTTCAGCCTTATCTACCTCAGCACACCATAGTTGTAAATTAATAAATTCTAAGTAGGCTACGTACTTTGTATACAAATCCATAACCTGTTCTTCCATCAAACCTGTAATGTCTGAGGGTAACGAAGGGGCATCATAACCATAGTGTTGGTTTACTGACATCCCTTGTTGTTCTAAAGCGGTGATAGTTTTACTACTAGCCTCCGCTACTTTTAATTCAATTGGACTCATCATCATGCCTCCACATTCTCTTTGAGCCAGATTGCCCACTCTTTTTGTAGATCCTCTTCCTCTATGGAGTCATCGTAACCCATCTCTAGAAGATGTTCAATAAAATCATCGTCTACTACATAGACAGGCAAACCATCTAAAGTAATACCGTTATCTGTTCGTTCAATATTCATTGTCCGCCCCATCCTCCGCCTTTTAAGTGAATCCCAAAGTTTGAGTACTGACGAAAAGCTTCGCCACCACACTCGCATAATACAGCTGGCGTTGGGCCTTCTGCAATTGGGAAAAAGGTCTCAAAGACAACCTGACACTTAGGACACTTGTACTCGTAGTTAGGCATCGATGCTCCTGAAAGGCTCACAACGTTTGCAGCCGTTGATTGGGTCTATATTACATACTGGTGGGCGCTTGTTATCAACTGCCCAGGCAACATCTAAAGCGCTCTCAAAGATCTCTTTTGTGTACTCTGGGTTATAAGTGACCACGAACTCTTTATAATCTTGAGTTGATTTAAGCTCATAGATAAATACAATTTCATTTGGTGCTGAGGGTATCTCTCCAGCTTCAGCCATCAAGTGAGTTAGGTGCAGGTAAACCTGACCCTGAAGTTGGTGTGCTCTAAAGGGAGCCCTAATATTCCGCCAAGCCTTCTCTATATCTCCGTCTGCCTGTGTTAACAAAGCAGGAGCTTCAAAGCGCAGTGTTCCCGGACCAATTGATTTAATCTCAATAAGAAAGTCTTCTCCCAAACCTTTTACCCAGCCGTCAGAGTGACCAGAGATCATATGCTTAGGGCTATGCAAGGGAACTTCACGGTACTCAAAGGTACCGCACTCATCATTAAAATCTAGTTCGGAAGCAAGTTCCCAGTCTGATGGGCCACAGCCACTGCACTCCCATTTACCGTACAGTACGCCCATCTCTTTAAGCCATGTTTGCCATTTTTCATGAATGTAGTGACCTTCAGCAAAGATAGAAGCTAAGCGTAGATTTGGTTTCTCACGAACCTCTTTATAGTTACCTGATAATGCATGATAAGAAGCTAGGTGACACCACTCAGGTTTAATGATGTCAGAAGGATGTAGAACGGCCATATTACGAGAATCAAAAGGCTTAGATAATAGGTGGCGTTCGATAGCCCCCACTAAACGACTCTCACGCTTATTAGCATCTAAGAATGCCTTTAATGCGCTTGTTTTAGGTTTGCCCGTACTTACCATCCTGGTTTATCCATTCGTCTAATGTTAATCCTTGTTTTTTATATTTTCTTTGAGCTGCATTTCTTTCTCTGTGGGACATGCCCCCAAATATTCCGTGCAACTCATCGTTTATGATAGCTTCTTTAAGGCACTCTTTGCGAACTGGACATGCCGGTCGGCCGTCCTTCCCCCAACAGATTGCTTTAGCTTTATCCGCTATCGGTTTGTATAAAGCCTTATCTCGTGGAGGAAAAAACATCTCTGTATCTTCTCCGCGACACTTAGCACTATAGCGCCAAGCCCACTTGGGCTCGTCTGGGTTTTCCATTTAGTCACCTCTGATTGAATTACGAAGTTCAAAGAAATCCTCCTCTACTAAAACTACGTAGTTCTCTCCGTCAAGGTGAAGACCTAAAACTGGAATGCGACTATCTAAAATCGCCTCAGTAGTGATCTTCTTTAGAACATCTGATTTAATGGTTACTGACTTTTTGCCAGTCCATTTGTGCTCAATCAAAAGTTCGTCATTGCGTACATCCCCTTTACGAGACCAAAAAGCTCCAGAAGCTGCGGATCGTTTTCCGTCAATCTTCTTAGCCAATCGCTTCTCATGCTTTAGTGATTGCTTCTGCCCCTCACTCTTCATCCGAGTCCTCGTGTAATGCAAGGATAGGCTGTGCCTTAAGAGTACTTAAGACTGCCGTACTTAGCTCTTCTCTAAGATCAATCTCTTCTCGTAAAGAGTCAATCAGAGCTTGAGCACCCTGCCACTTACGGTCACCATAATACATCCATCCTCCACGGCGTTCTACAATCCCGTTAAGAATAGACAGAGCAACAATTTCTTTTCCGGTGTCATAGCCACCAGCATCTATAGCCCCACCGTCAGCAAAGTAGAAATCAAGGTATGCGGTCTGTTGTGGTGGGAAAGTCTTATTCTTAATAGTTCTTACGCGGATAGTCTGACCTACCCGACGCTTGCTCTCTCCAGTGCCTACCTCTAGCCAATCATCGCGCTTTACTTCGCATCGAACGCTATAGGCGTAGTCCTTGCCCAGCCCACCAGGGGTGGTTCTAGGATCTCCGTGCATAACACCGATCTTCATCCGATACTGATTAATCATAATTCCTAAAACTGGTCGTTCTGATTCGATGAGGTCTCGTTTGGTAGCTGACGCCACTTTTCTAAAGAACTTATTGGTAATAAGTGCGCCACGACCCACAGTAAATTCTTCCATGTGTTTTTCATCTTCTGCGCTAGGAACAAGGGCTGGAAGGGAATCCACAACAACCATGTCAACAGCCTTGCTTTCCATAAACTGAATGACCGCATCAAAAGCATCCTCCATACTATTAGTTTCTACAAGTAGAACTCGACTGTTATCAACTCCGCAAAGCTCTGCGTACTTTGAATCAAAATCTTCTGCTGCAATCCAAACTGCAGTAAAGTCTGGGTTGAGCTTTTGATTGGCAGCAATTGTCCGTAGAGCGATAGCTGTCTTGCCATGTGATGCCTCCCCTACTAGTTCAACCCAACGATTCATGGGCCAACCGCCGCCAAGAACAACATCAAGAGTTAATGATCCAGATGTAATTCGTTTAGAGATCTGAGCATCACCGGCCAACACGACAGTGTTTGCACCAAGCTTCTTATTAATACCCGCAGCAATTTTTAAAGCTTCTGCACTAAGTGACATTATCCGATCCTATCTACGATTATTGTTGGATTAAATCCTCCGCCTTGTGACGGTTGTTTAGCTGCAATAGGTGTGCCACCTTGTCCGGTACCACCAACTCCAGTTCCAGCCTGAACAATTGGATAGCCGCAATCATAACAACGTTTACGTTGTGTGCCAACTGGGGCCATGTAATTGCCAGACATACATCCAGGACAACGTTCAGAGTCACGGGCGCTTTGTGCTCTAGTAACTAACTGATCTTGTTGTGGATCATAAGATACTTGAACATTGGGTGTCTGTTGAGGTGCTCGGTAAACGTTAGGTGCTGGGGGAGAAAGTGGCGGAGTATTTTGTGAAGGAGTTTGAGTACCTAATTTTTTTGACCACCAGTCATTATTCGCCATCTGATACCATCCTTGATTCAATTAATCCGATATTTGCTAAAGTTGAAACGCAAGAAACTGCAGCAGATAGGGAAACCATACGGAACAAATGGTTAAGCTGATCTACTTGTTCTGGAGTCATATCCTCGTTGTTATCCTCGTCTAACATATACGCAGAGGTAGCAATCTTTGCCGCTATATCTGCGTGTGCGTCTATAAAAGGAATTAAAGCAGATATATTTGAAAGCCTGTCTTGGCTAGCCTGCTCCTCCATCTCAGCAACTTCTGACGATATTGGGGGTAAACCCATAAGCTCTGCTATACCCTCTGTTGGAGTTAGCATCGCATCGTAAATAATTTCACGCATTAGTACAGTGAGAGGCACCTGTGTAATAGAAAGCCTCTTCTTCTTACGTCGAAATAGCCTCACTTAGCTTCTCCCCATCTTTTAACGGTAGTTATGTCCGCAAGTAATGGGACAGTTAATGCGTTAATACCTTCCATAGCCAACCTAATTTGTTCAGCAGTTTCTTCTGCTAGTTCTGTAGGAGTTACAGTAACTAGTTCATCGTGAACTGTGAGTATCAGGTTTGCCTCCCCCGGTATCATTTTATTAGCCCTAATCATAGCAAGCTTAATGATGTCCGCTGCCGACCCCTGGATAACAGTATTAAAAGCTTGACGCTCTGCTCTAGAGCGTTTCCAGATCTCATTTGATCTTAGATCGGGAAGATACCTGCGACGCTTTAGAAGGGTGCTTGCAAAAGGAACTGGGGCATGACGGCGGCTCTCACTAATAACCTGACGTTTATACCTAGCAACAGATGGAAATTTAGAAGTAAAGCCATCAAGTAAATCTCTAGCCTCAGCTAAGCTACACCCGATAGACGTAGAGATTTTATCTGGACCTACACCGTAAGCTAAAGACAAAACTAATACTTTACCAGCTTTACGATCAACTCCCATAGTATTTCCAATAGTTGTATAAATATCTTCTCCGTTTAAGTAAGCACCGCACATAATTCTGTCTTGGCTAAACGAAGCAATTACACGAGGTTCAATCTGAGAATAGTCAGCAACTACTAAAGAATATCCTTCAGGAGCAACAAAAAGATTACGAATTGCTTTACCATTAGCAGTGTGCGGAGCCGGCACATTCTGCAAATTCGGATTACGGCTCGAGAACCGGCCGGTCTCCGCACCATACTGAACAAAGTCAGTGTGAATACGGCCCTTAAGCATTAAACTCTTCTTAGCAGTAACTTTAGATTTACCTGCAAGAGTTCTAGTAATATCCCCGCCAAGATAAGGGATTACATAAGTAGTTAATAACTTATTTAAATCTGAATACTCAATAAGAGCATCCACTAGTGGATCTTTTCCAGCCAACCCTTGTAAAGCGGGTTCAGATACAGAAAAATCAGAAACAGAAGCAGGCTTACCCTCTTCAGCCCGCCTCTGCCCTGCTGGGGTCAAAACTTTAGGCTTTAGACCCCTGCCCCCATCTTTCTTGGGGGAGAACAATAACTTTTGTTTCTCTGGAACACTGTTAATATTAAAAGCCCTACCAGCTAATCTATAGATAGTTGCTTTGGTGGTCTCTAGCTGAACTTCTAGGTTAGCCTTTAACTTTTCCAACTCGTTCACATCTATATCTGCACCGCGTAATTCCATGCGACAGATAACCTCAAGCACATCCATCTCAAGGTTAAAGATTCCACGAAGTCCATCTGCATCTAGTTGATTAGATAGTTTCAACCATAACTTCCAAGTCCACTCTGCGTCTAAACCAGCATAAGTGGCTACTTCATCAAAGCTGTGCTTTTCTACCTCTTTACCAACACCCTTAACCATGTGATACCCGAACTCACGCTGCAGGCAGTCATCAAGTCCAAGAGAGTTACGGTTTTGATTATCTAAAATAAAAGAAGCGTTGAGGGTACAGGCGTACGGCTGAGAAGGCAGGCCACCGATGTACTTAGATACGCTTTGCAAATCAAACTTAAGATTATGCCCAGCCTTTACCTTAGAGCTGTTAAGTAAAGGCTTAAGGGCCTTAAACACCTCACCGGCAGTTAACTGTTCAGGAGCAGGGCCAAAAATACGTGTGGACTTACGCTCATCCTTACTGTAGTCAGAGTCACGAAGTTCTAAACCTTTTGCTACACGAGAGGCAGCTGAAGGGAGCAGCGGGTATTCGGTACGAATATACTCACCGTTTGGATGACCCATGGGGATAACATCAACTCGATCATAGGTTGCTAATGCAATCCAGGTAACAATATTTTGACGAGGATCGCCTCTATGATCCCCAACAGTTTCTACGTCAAAGCAAAAAGCATCTACTGCGCCATACGCAGTAACTAACTCATCGAGTTGTTTTTGTGTAGTAATAATGTTCATTCGCGCTCCCGAAGATTAGGTGCGCTGAGGGCTCATAGAGAAAAGGAGACACCAAGAGATGAGCCCTCAGCACGATTATTTGAGGTTAGTTAGCTGATGCAATTTCTCGAGCAATTTCAGCAAGTTCAGCCTTGGTAGAAGTGTGAAGTGCTTCTGGTCCAAGTGGCTTCATTGTTTTAATTAGCTCTGCTGCTGCAACAGGGTCAATACCCCAATCCTCAGCGAGGTCACGCTCTTTCACAGGATTGATTGTGTAAGAGGTTTTTGTACCGGTTCCACTCTTGCTTACAGCCCAGTATAGATCTGGACGGTTTAGAGGTCCGGTCTTTGCATTTGAATCAAGCTTCTCAAGCTGTCCGCATAGACGAATGCCTACAACCATTAACTGTAGTTGTGGATCTTCGTCAGACAAGTTAAGGACAGTAAACGCAAACTTTTGATCTGGCTTACTACCAACAGCAATGAGTGGGTCGCCCTCACCAATGCTAATAAATGATTTCTTACCAGGACGATTTACCCAGTGCTGCATAAAGGTCATTGGTTCATTACCAATAAACTTGATTAGCTGGACATCTTCGTCAAAACGGAAATCAGTTGCGAAGGATTTACTGGACTTGGCTACAGCCTTTTTAGCAGCTGCCCAACCAGTTTGAATTATAGAAGAACGTTCAGGAGTTTCTGTCTCGTCTTCTGCTGCGAAGATCTCTTCGAGAACTTCTTGAGTAGGGGTCTCGCTCACATATGTGTCGAGATTAGGTGTTGCTTGGTTTTCAATGCGGATACCCATTTGGGTATCTCCTTTCAGTCAATGGATCATAGGTTGATGGTCATATTAAGTTGTTTCTTGAGTATGAATCTTAGTCCACTTTTCCATCAATTCAATTGATAGATCGTGATGTCGATTCCAATCAACCCTGGGTGCTTCAAGAAGTCCCCGAGATTGAAAGCTCTCGATAGTTGCTTCGACAATTGCTCTGCTGTACATCCGCCATCCGGGCTTCTTTACACCATTAACAATCATTGACTTTAAGCGATAGGGTGCACGTGGTATATAACCTTTTCGTTCCCAAAGTCTCAAAGTAACTAACGGTCTGTTTAGCGCAAGTCCCAAAGAACCTGCACTGAACAATTCTAGCACCTTTCCATTTGGAAGAGTCTTTACCTGAGGTTCAGAATCCCAAGTTTCTGGTGTAGAAACTTTTCTAGGTTTTGCTTTTGGATCTGGAGCACGACGTTTGCGCTTTGACCCTGGGTAGTAATCATCCAGGCTTTCAAAGAGCTTGTCAACTTCGTCGTTCATATATAACCTTAAGATTTAGAAGGAATAAAGGCCCAGACCACTTTCTTAGGAAACATCGTATCAATTTCCTCTTCAGTAAGCAAACCTTCGTAGAGGCAAGACATTACTGCGTCTTCATTTAAAACTGGTTGCATCTCGAAACAACGCGAGTATAGATCCTTCTCTGTAAGAATCCTTGTTGCCTGCGCCATATCTAAAGATTGAGAAACTTTACGTTGACGTTGAAGAGAACGGTAACCTTCTACTTCTTGGTCTAGTGAATACCACAGATGACCTTTATCATCCGGCACACCTTCTTTATCAACTAAGTCTGATAAGAAAGATTTTACTTCTGATTGTTCTTTAGTTAGATCTTCGATTCGACGCTTTAAATTAACAAAGTGTTGAACCTTAGCGAGAATTGAATCTACGGGCTTCTTGTCTGGTGGAATAATATTTGGCATGGTGCCCTCCTTTGAATACCAGCCTATACCATCCCACCGACAAGATGCAAGTTACTTAATGGTAATAGTCTTGGGCTTCTTTTCTTCAGGAAGTTCCTGCTTTAGGGTAATCCTAAGTAGACCATCTTTGAGCTCAGCCCCCTTAACAACTACATACTCAGCTAGGGCAAAATTCTGGGAGAATTCGCGACCTGCAATTCCTTTATGAACATAGTTAGTTTCTGAGTCTGAAAGTTTGCCCTCTACGGTAAGCGTTAGCTCTTTAACAGTGATAGTGATGTCCTTTTTAGAGAAACCAGCTACAGCTAGCTCAAGGACGTGTTCATCACCATTTTTAAGAACGTTATATGGCGGATACGTAGATGACTTTGCCTCTAATGCGATCTCTTTAAGAGTTTCAAATATCGGGTCAAAACCAATAGCCCATCGATTAATGTTTGGGAACAAGCTATTGAGTGTTAGTGGTGCCTGGATAACCTGTGGCTTTTTGTGCCAATCATGATCTGGGTAACCTTTTGGCATGGGTAATTGATGCATAATTATCTCCTTAGACGATAACTAGTAAGTAGACCCCCCATTGTGGGCGAGTCTGAGTGTGTAACAATAATACCAGGAAATTTATTCCTTGATGTATGCCTTTAGAGCCTCAACAATGACGTCGGTAACCGTACGGCCTTCGATAGCGGCCTTTTCTTTTACGGCAGACCAAAGGTCTGTAGCAACACGGATAGTACGTGTTGGGGTCTTAGGTGCGTTAGGCATTTGACTATGTTAAACGAAGGCTGCTTCTAGGAAAGCCTTAAGTGAACCAAGATTTAAGCTAACTCCACCTTTATCGTCAATTCCTTCACCATCTACGACCGCATTTGCTATGGCCAATTTTTGTGTAAGCATCGCATGTTGACGCTCTTCAATTGAATCCTGCATAAGTAAATCTTGAATAACTATTGTTTTCCATTCGCTAGACGCCCTACGAATACGGCCGTTCCTTTGTACAGCGAGACCAGCATTCCACGGCAAGTCATAGTTAACGAGTAAATTAGCTTGAGGCAAGTCCACGCCATAGCCACCAGCATCAGAACTAACAAGGATGCGAACATTAGGATCAGTCTGAAACTTAAGTTTAGAAGACTCTTTATCTTTAGCATTCATTTCTCCGGTATACGGCGTAGATATATCTCGCCCTAGAGTCTCACGGATTATGTCAACCATCTTTACATAACTAGTAAAGATAACTACTTTATTGCCTTCGTAGTCATCTAGAAAGGTATTTACATACTCTTTTAGTACGGAAAGCTTAGGGGACTTTGACAAAGAGCCTAGTAGGTCTAACTCCTTTAACTCTGCGGCATACTTAGAGGACTCTGCGGATACAGACAATAACTCTGGGTGATCGCACAACATTCTTAAAGATAAAAGACGAGACATAATCTTTCCGCGTAATGCGTTTTCTTGATTGTCTCCACCATCGTAGTGTGAAAACAAATCAAAAGAAGAACCAAAAGACTCTATAGCTTCATCAAGAGTTGCTAATAAATCTCTGACAATATACTTATAAAGCTTGGCCCCAGCAGAATCAAAAGGAACAAGAATGGGCTCAGCAAAAATTGTTTCTGGAAGATAAGGGGCAACATCAGGATCTGATTGACGCTTACGAACGCAAGCCTCGGACAAGGTCTTATTTAGTAAAGGTAAGTTGCGGTATCGTTCAACACCACCAAACCGATTACGTACAATAAAAGTTTGATCAAAAAGATCAAATCTACCTAAGACCTTAGAATCAACAAATTGCATAATAGAGTAGAGCTCTTCTGGTTTTCCGTTTTCTACCGGTGTACCAGTAAGAGCAAACTTATAGGGACTAGATAATTTTTTTACGTGTTTGGATCGTTTTGATTTAAAACTTTTGATTGCTGTGGCTTCGTCGCAGACAATGAATCCTGTAGGGAGCTGTCGTACATACTCCCAGTCGTTAACAACTTGCTCGTAGTTAATAATGACGTAATCCACGAGTGTATGCCCCCAGTCGAAGGCTTCTTGGTATTGGGCAGCACGCTGTTTTGGCGTTCCGTCAATAACCAAAGGTGTTGAAGATCCATTGGTAAACTTCCTTATCTGGTCAGCCCATTGATACTTAAGGCTGGAAAGGCAAATAATAATGCCTGGCTCTGTTATTGAACCCTCATCCATGAGACGTTCTATAGCGGCAATAGTTAAAACAGTTTTACCCAAACCAAGATCGTATGCAACTAACATCTTTCCTCGGGTGCACATGGCATCCACTGCATCCGGTTGATATGGAAGCAGAGTGCCAGTAAATGTCATTAGTTACCCCTTATTATTGCCATTACTTCCACAAGTATAGCAGTGGCAGATTTAGGGCTTCCACTTTGATAGAACTCGCTGACATGAGCAATCTCGTTAATGATACGAGCACGCAGTTCAGCCTCAGTCTCCGTATATCGCTTTTTCCCCAAATACGCAGTGCTTAGCTTTCGTGATGCCGTACTGGATCTGCTCATACCCCATGTCTCCTATGTCTTTTATACCGCTAGCTCCGTAATTAAAGAACAGGCATTCAAAGCCCTGCTCTTTACTTAGAGCAAGCATTTCTTTAGAAGCTTTTTCTCCAGCCTTATCAATACTAGGGTTATCGAAAGCAAAAATCAACTTCTCAGCTTTACGAAACAAAGCAACCTGGTCCGAGCTGACACTGGCTCCAAAAGTTGATACGCCTTGACTCAATCTCATTGAGCTCAGTTTTACGACATCCAAAGGAGACTCAACTACGACCATAGTTGTAGAAGTCCAGACATCTAAACCAAAGAGCGTAGTAGATTTCTTGACTCCAGTAGGTCTATTGCGGAAAGTTCTATTGCTCTGACCCTTTTCTTGCCAACCCAAAAGTTTTCCGTTCTCAGGATTTCTTATAGGGGTAATCCAAGCCTCTTGACGCCTATCCCATCTAACCCCGTAAGTATCGCAAGCCGTATCAGTAAGCTGACGTGCCTGTAATGCCCAGTCAGGCGGCCTGTCAAACACTGCAAGGCGTGCTTCGCTCATCTCTACCGGCTTAGGTAAAGAAACGTAAGACTCCCTGAGTTCCTCTAACTGTTTGGTTAGTTGTTCAAAATCAACTTCAACATTTGCACGAAGCCACTCTTTTGCAGCTTCAAGATCTAACCGGCCCCAAGAAGTGTTTAACTCTTTAACCTCGGCTACAAGAGTTAGAAGTGTGCCTTTGTATCCACAGGAGAAGCAGTGGTGGACACCAGAATCACAATTCATAGACCAAGAAGGGTTGTGATCTTCCCGACCAACACGTTCTAAGTGCATGGGGCAGTAACCTTGTAGCTCTCGGTTACGTTGTTCTGTTAGAACACCGAGACGCAACAAAGCCTGTTGAACATCTCCATCACGATACATCTATGAAAAGTCAGCAATCACTCGATACATAATCTCAGTGTAAACCGCAGCATTAGATGCTAAGTCTTCTGGATGATGCAAGTCTTTAGCAGTGCTTGGCCAGTTAGAGTACATATAACCACGCAAGCTTTCTGCAAACTTATCTACAAACTGATCAATAGTCATATACCCGCGTTCAATAAGCTGCTCATCTGTAGGCATTTTAAATTTAGCCATTGTATTCCCTCCCGTCGATAGGTGTAGGAGCTGTTGCGAGTGCATCACACAAGGCACACTGCATATCAAGCATGTATAAGGAAATCTCCCCATCCTCAAACATAGCCTTTACGTTCCACAAAGTCGAACCGCAAACACACACGTGTAACGGAGCGTCTTTGTCTCTAAGATCTAAACTCATATTAATGCCCTCTTTCGTCGTCGCATATTTCTACGTTCATTTGGAGTCGTAGCTCCCCAGATACCCTCAAGGCTTGAATCCTTGATTGCATACACCAAACACGCTGAGGTTAAAGGACAGCTTTGGCAGATAGCTTTAGCTTGTAGCACGGCTATTCTGTCATCATAGTCTTCTGGAAAGAACATCTCCGGATCCACAGACTTGCAAGCTTGAGTTCCATCAAATGGTACTGATTCCAAATAGAGATCCATACTCTTCAAACTTCCCTTCTTCCCAGTCCCATAGCAGATCACTTGTAGCCGGTCCGCAGTTACGGCTTGCAACGATACGTAGTTCACGAGATGTGTCATCTTCCTCATCTTGCTTTTGCAAACCAAGGATTACATCAGAATCTTGATAGAAAGATGATGAATAACCAATAGCATCTGCTGATACTTGACGCTTCTTCATCTTCCACAATAGAACCTGAGTAGAGATAACAATAGGAAGTTTCTTAGCCATAGCTAAATGTTTTAAGTTGCGAGTAATGTTTGTAAGTGCTTGAGGGCTATTGGATTCCCCAGTTACCTCATCAGTCATGAGATAGACACCATCTACAAATACGATGTCAGGACGAATCTTGTCGATCTTTGCAGCAAGACCTGTAACAGTCATTGCAGATACAGAATCGGTTAGATAAAACTTGTGCATCGTTTCCATTGCTTTCAACTCAGCCATGTAACGATCTTCTTCAGCTTTAGTCAGGGCCCCGCGAATGAGCCGAGAGTGAGCAATGCGAGCACGCATCGAGTCGTGTCGCTGCTGCTGCTCTAAGTTGGTCATCTCAAAAGATTGGAACATTGGAACAAAGCCGTCTCTATGTACGTTGACTGCCATCTGCATTGCAAGGACTGATTTACCTGTCTTAGGTGGAGCGATAATGGTTACAAGTTGTCCTGGCTGTAAACCTGCAGTTGCCTCATCGATTGTTTTAAACCCAGTTGCAAAACCTAGTAAACCATTTGGTCGTGTCTTGATATTTGTGTAATCATCAAAGCGTTTAGTGGCGTTATCAGTTAGATCAATATCCCCGGACTCACGAACGCCCTCATCAATTAGTCTTGCTACACCTTGACTAAGAACAGCAATAGCGCCGTTATGATCACCACTAGCAATAGCTTCGGAAGCATCCTGAACAACTGTGATTGCGTGTTGACGTTTGCGGTATTCAACTAACTGATCTAAAAGATACTCAAGAGTGTCATCAACAGCTAACAAACGATAGGTTGGAAAGTTATCTAGAACAGTAACTGCAGTAGGTACTTCTTGATATTTAGTCCAATGTTGACGTAAGAATCTCCAGACTTGACGATTTTCATCAACAAAAAACCAGTCGTCAGTAACTCCTGCTTCAAGTAATGGAGAGATATCTCGGGTTCGAACAGCTCGAGATAATAATCTGACCTCGTTGTCTGCTGCCACTATAACCTCCCAGTATCAATAAACTTACTGCCGTATCTTAAACCTCTCGATGGGATATCTACAACTCCCATAAGTTCCGGTCTATATGGTAACTCTGCTACTAGATCAGATACTACCGGGTAGGCAATCGCATAGTTAAATGGATTAGTCCCAAGATTATTTAAATCTTCTAAAACCTCGTCCATCTCTTTTTGTGAGTACCCAAACCCAACTAATTCTAAAGTGTAACTAAACTTTTCTGCAAAACGCCAAAAGAAAGAAAGTTGCTGCCGGTTGTATACAGACTCTTCGCTGAATACTGGTATGCCCAATACTTTTTTTACATTAGGTCTTTTATCGAGAATACAATCTAGAGTTACTGCAACCCTTAAAGGAATCTCGTTAGATATGTCGCCCCCACGCATATCTACAGCACTTCAATTTTGCCGTAAGTAATCAGTAAGTTTCTAAAAGCTTTAGGATCTTTCTGTGCGACAGCAGCATCGAGTTTAGATGCTTTGCTAGAGATAGCTGTTGGATAAACTCCGTCGTTCTCATCCATACGGGTTTTTACAAAACGGGTATGTTTGCAAGAGTTTCTAAAGCCAAACCCATCACAGTTACAACGTAACCTTAAAGAAGACATGTTGATCTCTACTTCGTGAACTCCTGTGTCTGAAAGAAACAATTGCATTGCTTTCCAGTAAGTCATTGCTGTCCTCATCTACGTCGATCCCCTTTCGCTATTATGTCAATTGGAATGAAAGCTTCGTATGCAAAACTACCCATAGCTTCGCCATACACCGTGCTCCAACTCTTTAGTGGAACGTTAGTTGTAACGATAGTTGGAAAACCAGCATTAAACCTAGAGCGTAGTAAAGCATCAAATGTATTTTCCGCCCAACCGGTAGCTGTGCGGTGTTCTTTGCCCAAATCGTCTAGAACAAATGTTCGAACGTTATGTTCTCTGGAACCCTCTCCGTAAATCCCATTGATCATAGTTTCGATGCTGTCATCAAACTCTGACCACTGAGCCTTCTGAACCCTAAGGAGCTTTGGATAGTCCATAAACATGGCTGGGCGCTTTGGGTTCAAATCTGGCATGCCCCAGGCCTCCCTAGACATACCCCTAATAAGCTCCTGGAGGGCCGTAGAGGCGAGAGTAGTCTTCCCGTGACCTGGTTCACCTACCAAGAGCAATCCACGACCGCAATTGGGGTTTCCGGCTGCTTGTATAACTTTCCCAGCCTTGACCATCTCAACCCACATCTTGACCTTTTCTAGGGAATCAGATGGCTCGATATCTGAGAACTCCCACCCAACAGTTTTCATTGGGAGGTTTGCTCCGTTGATCTGTGCCCGGAGTGTTCCTGGTAATTCTGAAATGTTATACATCACCCCTCCAACATCTTAAGTAACTTCTCTTGATGAGCCAACGTATCCTCGTCCAACTGAGTGGACTCCGCAACTCGACTAACAATTCCGTGAACTGTTCCGTAGTATTTCATAAACCGCTGGTATACCGGCAAACCTACACCAATATCGTTCAACATTCTAGGGTCATCAAAAAACATACGCATACCCTTGAGAATAGATATACGAGCAACTCCTTGCCCAACCAATCTGTTAATCCAGGTAATCAAATGTTTTCCGTTTACTTGATTTGGAGCACCGGCATGGATTTTCATGTACATGTCGTAAAACTCAGCAACTAGCTCACCAGTTGTCCAATCTTCTTCTGGAACATTAATTCTGTCCCTAGACTCTTTCTCAACTTTAGTTTTCTTTGGTCGGGCACCCCCAACTTTTAGAGCGCTAACCTTTCCGATAGATCCTGAGTCATCTTCGGTATCTAGAACAACTTTGCGTTTTGGCTTTTCCGGGGTTGTGTTATCTCCGAGTCCTGGCCATCCCATTGCAACCTCTCCTTTTCCTTTTTGGGGCGCAGCCCCTATAGATACAGTTACGTTAGTAACTGTATCTATATCTTTACTACTAGTAGATAGATCACTAGTACTAGTTACTGTATCACTACCTATGTATAGAACGCCTGAAAATCCGTCGTCGGTGAATTTCAGTGCTGTACGCCATTGACCAGAGTTATCTTGGTGTCGAACAGCTTTAATGTACCTATGGAACTTAAGTTCTGACATAGCGTTTCTAATTGCATCGCGTCCTTCTGGAACTGACGCAGACATTTCTTCCGCAGATAAAACGCGGCCTACTTCAACATAGTATGCAAAAAGACCCCTAGCACGAAGTGATAGGTTTGGGTCTGAATATGGTGACTTCATAGTCTCCTCCTTCTTGGAGGACAGACTCTATAGTGGAGGAACCCTTCTTGGCAAACCGCGAACAACTCGCTCTGGGGTTCCGGTCACAAGATTCTCAATAATTACCGATGATGTTAGTCCTAGAAAAGCTGCAGCTAGTACATAAAAGATCTGGTCCCAGCCCATTGGCCTAAGAACTAAACAAGCTACTGTGCTCATAGATAGGGCAAGTAAGCCTCTCCACTTTCCTAAGGATATTAATAGTTCTTCTATGGCCGTTAATACGCAGGCTACAGCCCAAGCTGCTACTAATAGTTCAGTCATGGGTAGGAACCTACTCCTTAAAGATTACCTTGTCAAGGTGGAAGGTACGTCCCACACCCGCAGAGGTGGGTTCACAACTTACCTCAACTTTGGCAAAAGAAACGCCAGTATTTGAGAATCTTGCTGATCCAGTTACCCCTGTTTCAGCCAAGTTTGCTGCTGAACGAGTAAACGAAAACGTAGTATCTGTTACAGACTCAATAGTTATGGTTCCAGATAAAGACGAGTAGTCGTTAATAGAGAGCGTTACGTCTTCCCCGACAGAAAATTTGTGGGCTCCTCTAGTAGTTACTGTAACAAGATTACTAGCTACCGCTACAGCAGATACAGCTACTGTTCTAGTTCCGGGAGCTACTATGTCCATATAGGCCCAACGATCATGTCTATTAATTACCATAGAGGTAGTTTTTTCTCTTAAAAAGCCTGTGCTTTCTGCGTACCACTTTAGCTTCAAAGTATAAGTTCCATAAGCGTCCTCATTTTCTGGCTTTATTGCAATCGAGGTGTAGTAGCCAGTTACTGGGTCTATATCAATTAGGTCAGTAATAATTCCAAAACTAGTTGCTGCTGTAGAAGTTACTTTACAGAACGCTGCCCCCTGAGTTAATAACTCATCAAAAATTGTTCCTCTAGAAATAGATCTTTTTAGGTTTGCTGATACCCCATTCCAACCACTTAAATTTAATTCAAAAGATGGGGAGGCTAGAAGTGTTCCTGAGATT